TGGGCTGCAACAATAGGCTCTGACGGAAAATTCACAGGTGCTATTACCTTTTTAGGCTATCCAATGTTTTTTAAAGAGGATGGATTTATTAAAATTGCTGTGAGTGCAACCGGAGGACATCAAGTAAAAGAGACCAAATGCAGAGGAGTACAAAAAGGCTCTGAAAGGAGTCTTGTAATACTTAATGAAACATTATACTACAAGTCCTCAACTTGTATTTGTGGTTATAATGGAGGTTTACCTTTTAGCATATCAGATGATTTGGGCGAGGTTAGATATTATGATGCTGTTGCTGGTACAATAGATGATAGATATTACATTTCTATGAAAGACGAGGAAGGTATATATCATCTGTTTGTATATGACTCTAAAAATGGAATATGGTGCAAAGAAGATAATACCGAAGTCCTTTATTTCTGTAAGCATTTTGATGACCTTTATTACATTGATGTTAAAGATAACCAAATGAAGTCAATAAGAGGTACACTTTTATATGATGTACCTGAAAAATCCACAGAGGGTCAATTTGATTGGTTTGTGGAATCAGGAAACATAGGATATTCCTCACCTGATAATAAATATGTATCAAGGATTAACCTAAGAATAACATTAGAATTTGCTACAAATGTAGATTTTTATTTGCAATATGACTCAAGTGGTGAATGGGAGTATAAATTCAATATGAGTGGCAAAGGAACAAGGACATTTACTGTGCCAATCATTCCTAAACGATGTGACCATTTTAAGTATAAAATTGTTGGAAAGGGTGGATGCAAAATTCACTCAATCACAAAGACATTGGAGCAAGGAAGTGATATTTAATGTATGATATATTGCCATTTCCAAACATAGTAGCCGGAACTGTTGAAGAACAAACGGCACAAATAAATAACTATCTAATACAGTTAAAAGAGACTTTAGAATTTGTTTTAACCAATATATCTGTCGAAAATCTATCACAAGACCTAATTGCAAAGTTAAACGCTTTGGGTGCAGATGTTGAGAAAAGCAACATGGAAAGAGATGACCAATTAAATCAGATAGCAAACCAAGCATTAAGTGCCTCAGATGTCATAAACTCTCAAGCATTTAAAGCAACATTAGATAATGCTGTACCGGACAAATATCTTGTTTCGGCAGAACAAATACAATCGTCTGAAGAAGCCGGAGGAATTAACATCTATGCTATTGAAGATGAAAGTGGTGAGAAGCTGCAACTTATTGTAAAAAATGGCAAAAATGGAAAAGACGGTATAGATGGAAAAGACGGCATAAATGGTACGAATGGAACAAATGGAAAAGATGCTATAGGTATCAACAGTGCTGAAATCAACAACGAAAACCACCTTATTTTAAAACTTTCAGATAACACTCAGATAGACCTTGGAGTTGTTGTTGGTGCAAAAGGTGATAAAGGCGATAAGGGCGATAAAGGCGATGCAGGATTAGATGGTAAAGACGGATATACTCCAATTAAGGGTAAAGATTATTTCGATGGTGACAAGGGAGATAAGGGAGATGCTGGTGAACAAGGCCCACAAGGTCCACAGGGTATTCAGGGTCTCCAAGGCATTAAAGGTGAAACTGGTAACGGTATTTCTTCCACTACCATCAACGAACAAGGTGAACTTGTAATTGTATATACCAACGGAGACGATATAAACCTCGGCAAAATCATCGGCCCTCAAGGCGAACAAGGTGAAAAAGGACAAGATGGAAAAAATGGTGTTGATGGAAAAACACCAAATATATCTTTCTCGGTGAATTTAAGCACGGGAAATTTAGAATATACTACATCATAAGGAGTGAAAAAATGTGGCAAGTTATACCGTAAAAAAAGGAGATACCCTTTCGGCTATTGCTAAAAAATATGGCACAACCTATCAGCAAATAGCAAAAGATAACGGCATCTCCAATCCAAATTTAATTTATGCAGGACAAACTTTAAATATTGGTGGGAATACCTCAACGAAAAATGAAAAAACCAATAATAAAAGTAATAATAGCAATAAAAACACATCTGCAACACCTACAAATACAGGCTCTAATGTAAAGGTGAATGGTGTGGACCAGTCATTGGTTGATACAATGGGTTCAAGTTTTTCTCAATCTGATAAGGTTACAGGATTAGAGGGTAAGAAAAACGATGCATTTAATAATTATACAGATTATGCAAATAAAACAGACATTGTGGACCAAAGTGTATATGATACTCTTAACAGTGAATTTGTTGTACCCGAAGCCGTAACTCAGGCAGATGCATGGCTTCAAACTCAATTAGAAAAAATCCAAAGTGGTAAAACATCATATACCGACCAACTCAAAGACATTATTAGTCAAATACAAAATAGAGAAGATTTTGAGTACGATGTGGATAAAGATACATTATTCCAACAGGCTCTTGCTTCTGCTATGGGTAGCGGTAAATCTGCTATGCAAGATACAATAGGTCAAGCCTCAGCTTTAACAGGTGGGTATGGTAGCACCTACGCAACATCAGCCGGAAATCAGGCTTACAATGCTTTTATTGAGGATGCATATAACAATCTCCCTGAATATTACCAAATGGCTTTACAAGCATATCAGGCAGAAGGCCAAGAATTGTATCAACAGTTTGATATGCTTAATGCTGCTGATGCAAATGAGTATAATAAGCTGGTAACAGGCTATGATGCAACTTCACAATATAGAAATCAACTGTATAATGAAGCATACAACACATTTAGAGATAAAAAGACCGATGCTTATAATACTGCAAACTTGCAATTAACTGAATTTGAGACGGTTAGCAATAATCTTTATAATATTTATAGTGGGTACTCTAACGAATATGAAAATCTATATGCAAAAGAGTATCAAACTTGGGCCGACCAAGTAACTCAGGCTACACAACTTGCAGGTATTCAACAAACTGATTATTGGAATCAAACCGAGCTTGACTATAAAAAGGACCGTGATAAAGTAGCAGACGGGCAATGGGAGAAAGAGTATAAATTATCGTTGGCTGCTAACAATGCAAAAGAAGATGAGACTACTGGGGATATAATTGTGGATAAGACAGGAACTTCCGACTATAAACTCACCAATACCGAACTCAACGAGTGCAAAAAAATTATTGCAGAAGGTGGCACTTTTGAAGATGTATTAACATATCTTGATGCCTTAGGCAAGACTCCTTCAAGTGCTGAAGAAGATGCAATGCTTGAAAGTTGGTTAGGTTTGGATAGTGGCAATGGAAGTAGCAACACAAACATTAAAGTAAATACAGGTTCTGTGAGTGATTCCACTTTTAAAACAGGCGAAGGAGACAACTTTGATGTTACATATAATGGCAAATCATATCGAGTAGAAAATCACGGAAAAATAGCAGGTGGCTTGAAATCAAAATTAGAAAAAGTTAATGCTGGGAACAAATCCGTGTTTGTATATGAGGGTGATGCGTATGTTAAGTATGATAATGAGTATTATAAAATTGGTGCAACAAATGTCCTTTTCTGGAAAACCGGAGGTTATGACAATCTTTTAAGTGCAATGCAGAGTAAATAAGGAGTAAAAATTATGAGCAAACTTGAAGAAGCAAAAAAGAGATATAGAAATCGTCAAAACAACAAAGAAGATGAAAAAGTCTCAAAGACAAATACTGCTCGAAGCACTAAACTTAAAAGTGCTATACAACGATACAAAGTAAAATCGTTAGGTTTAGATACCCTTGAATCAGACCTTAGTTCTATGGGTACAACCATACAAGGCATATATAATAATTGGCAGACAGAGGAAACGATGAATAAAACTCGTTCCTCTGTCGAGGAAATGCAAGCTCGCATAAATGCTTATCAAGAGTATCAAAAAGAATATGGTGGTGCTGACCTTAGTGAGCTTGCAAACAGCTATAAATCTGTTCTTGAAGGTTGGGATGACTTAACCTATCATTACGGCAAATATAAAACCTCAGACGATTATAAAAAAGCGTTGGCAGATTCCGAAAAGGCAGCTAAAGAATTAGAGGGAATGAAAACGGCTGACCTTAATGTAGTGCAATCAGAAATTGATAATTTACAGAATTTAGAGGAAAAAGCTAAATCTATATATGACCGTTGGCAAACCCGTCTTACAGGTGCTAAAGGTGACCAAATTGAGAGAGTGACAAATGCACGAGATGAAGAAATAAGACAAGTTACAGGCGGGTATAGTTTTGAAGAGCTGAAAAAACTTATTAACGAAAAAAAGGTTTATAAAAATAAAGCCCAAAGAATACAGGACAAAATTTCCCTTTCTGCCGTTGGTGATATTAATTCAGAAAATTATGATGCCGACTTTGATAAATATGTTTCTAAAGGTGATGCTTTAAAAACCGAAAAAAACGCATGGTATGAGAGTGGTTATAAAAATCAAATAGGATATTTGAGAGATAATCCTGAAATGATTGAAGAGTATGAGGACATATCAGATGAAAATGGTGCAATGGTAGAAAGTGTTCTTAGCAACCAGTTAACTTATCTAGCAGCCAAGTATATGACCGAAGATGAATATAATTTGTATAGTTATTATCTTGGCAAAGGCGATGAGGAAAGTGCCGAAAAATACCTATTATCAATTCAGGAAAACTTTAAAACTCAGCAGGGTATAGATATTGCAGCAGAAAGAGAAAGTATTTTAAGTAAATACACCTTTGGTTATAAAGCAGGTATAGACCAATTTACTCAGGGGACTATAAATCTTTTTAATACCGAAGATAACTATATTCCCGCTACAGGCATACAAAACGCATCCTCTATATTAAGAGAGGATATAGACAAAGAACATGGTATGCTCGGTCAAGGTGTTTATGATTTGATAACCACAACATCAAATATGGCACCGTCTATTCTTGCTTCAGCCGTATCAAATACTATTGTACCCGGTTCGGGTGCGGTTGTAGGTGCTGGGCTTATGGGAAGCTCAGCAGCAGGTAACGCATATACGGAATTTCTTAATCAAGGATATGAAAAAAGCCAAGCAAGAACTTACTCTACTCTTGTTGGTGTTTCTGAGGCTGGGTTATCTTATGCGTTAGGTGGTATAAGTAAACTTGGTGGCAAACTTACAGGAAAAACTATAAATGCTATTGCAAATGGTGTAGATAATGCATTAGGTAGATTTGCGATTAAATATGGATTAAATATGGCATCAGAGGGTTTTGAAGAAGCTGCTCAAGAAGTGCTTAATCCTTTTTTTGAAAATCTTGCACTCGGCTATACTAAAAACAATTTTTCTGATATTGAATGGGGCGAGGTTGCTTATAGTGGTGTGTTGGGTGCTTTATCCGCAGGTTTCCTTGAGGGTGGCCCAACGGCAGTATCTACATTTGGAGAAAATGCTAAAGCAAAAAAGACAGGTGCTAATATTAGAAACAATGAGCGAATAAATGATTTGCTTGATATTGCACAGTTATCTCCCCGTGAGTCAGAAGCATATAATTTATACACCGAATATGCCGTAAGAAATAACAGAGATAACATCTCAAATGCACAGCTTGGCAGATTATACTCTGCTTTAGATACTGATGCAAGAAACACCTTAAATTCAAAGAAATCTACCCTTGAGCAAAAAAGAGCTGCAACAGAAACCTTAAAGAAATTATCTGTTGTTGATGAACAAAACACTGTATCTAAAGGCACGATAAATCAAATCGACCATAATATTGGTGTTCGTGAAGCATATATGTCATCGGCAGATGAACTAATTGCAACCGGTCTTGAAAGTGGCAAAGATACAAGGAGTTATAAATTAGCAACAGAGTACAAGCAAAAACTTGATAACGGCATTGAATTAACCGAAAAAGAGATTGCAAATTTAGTTAAGGCAAATAGTGAGGCTATAACTGCTGAAGATGTTGCAACATTATCAGAGGAAGATGCTGCTATTTTCAAGTCTGTATATGATGGTAAAACTGATAAAAGTGATTTTTTCAACTCTTTTGAATTGGTTAAAACTCTTTCAGAAAACAATTATAGTGCAGATTATATATTAGAGCATAAAGGAGTGCTTACTGCAAAACAAGTAAGTGAAATTTATAAGGCAAAGGTGCTTAGTAGTGATGCTTCTTTGGAAAAAGCTATTACAGCTCTAAAAGAAAAGCACGAAGGTACAGCTTTTATTGAGGGTACATTTGATGATTCTGTTATCAATTATGATAATACAAATGTTGAAGGAAAAGTAAATTGGAACTCTTTGAACTCAAATCAAAAGAAAGCCATAGCTGTTTTAGGACAAGTCGGCAAACGAGCTGGAATGGATGTTGAACTTATTTCAGATGGTTTAAAAAGAGGAATAAACGGTGCTTTTGAGATTAGTGGTAACAAAATGCTAATTGATATTTATGCAGGTATGGATAAAGTCGATGGTAGCAAATTGCAAGATACTATTATTCCTACAACCTCACACGAAATGACACACTGGATGAAATCAAAATCTCCTGAATTGTATCGCAAATATGACAATTATGTGTTTGGTACTCTAACAATGAGTGGCAAAAGCGAGGCTGATATTCTTGCTGCAAGAAGAAAGAAAATGGAGAAAGCTCATCCCGGTGAAAAGTTTACCGATTCTGAGGTTAGAGATGAAGTTATTGCAAGAGCAAGTGAGGATATGTTTGCTAACAGTAAGGAAATCAAACAATTCCTTAGCACACTTACTGATAGCGAAAAGAAATCATTTGTTGCAAAGGTTAAAGAAATACTCCAAAACATTAAAGAGTGGTTAGATGATTTTCTTTCCAAACAGAAATCTACCTCTGATGAAGCAAAGCTAATAAGAGAATACAAGGACCGTATTGACGGACAGATTAAACTTTGGGATGAAATGCTTAAATCCTCTATTGCAGCTAACCAAGCCTTGAAAAAGGAAGGTATCACCGGTGAGGAGCTTGCTAAGAAGGTTACTAACAAGGTAACTAATAATAGCGTTCAGGAAATGGCGAGAGACCGTTTTTGGCATACCAAAATGCCTGATACTGAAGTATCTCTTATAGAACGAATAGCAAAGAGGGAACTAAATACTACCGACAATTATATTGATATTGGAAATAAGTGGTTGTATAATAAAACAGGTGATAAAACCTATTTTGCCTTATATAGTACCGCACACGAAGGCAATCCTACCGTGTTGTATGCTTGTAAAGGTGTGCAAGCTGAAAATGAGTATGCGTGGTTTATGAGGTTTATAGAGGAATTAAGGAGTGTTGACAATGGAAATTATGAGCAAAGCACAAGAGTGCTTAATCAGATGCTTGAGGCTTTCTGGGATGGATATGGGTCAAATAATCGACATATTGGAGATGGTTTGGGAAGAAGAAGCAACAATAGAGATGTTAGAACAACTAACCAAAAAACCAACTTTAGACCAAGCGAAGCTCTATTCAATTGCATCCGAAATATCGCACAAACACAAAAACGAAACAGATTAGAGCAATATTCTGACCGAGATACTTTAGGTAACACTTTAACCGAAGCTCAACAATCTTATTTTGCAGAGTCTAAGGTGAGAGACGAAAACGGAAACCTTAAAGTGATGTATCATGGTACTCCTAATGCGACTTTTACAAAGTTTAGAAGTGGTACATACTTCACAGAGCATAAATGGTATGCTGATAACTACCAAAATCAAGGTGCAAGTAGTTTGAGTTATAAAAAGACTGCTGATAATCCTGATACCTATGCTGTTTATCTTGATATTAAAAAGCCTTTTGATACGAGAAACAAGGTAGAAAGAGATATTTTCTACAATGAATACTACAGACAGTGGGGTACAGGAACTGACCTTATGGAAAGTGGTTTGCCTGATTGGTTAGACGGTCAAGACCTACAAGAGTTTTTAGAAGAAAACGGTTACGATTATGACGGTCTAATTCTTGATGAGGGTGCTACAGGTGGTTATGGTGAGGAAGTAACAAGTAGAGGACTTTCCTATGTTGTTTTCAATCCTGAACAGGTAAAATCAGTAGATAATAAACAACCTACCAAAGATGCTGATTATCGTTTCTCTATGCGTGAGAATGTTGAAGAAACAAAAGACCTTGTTGCAGTACACAATTTGTCAGAGGAAAAACTTTTAAAGAGTTTACAACTCGGTGGTTTGCCTATGCCTTCTATTGCGATAATAAAAGCAAGGGATGGTCATAATACCTTTGGTGATATATCACTTGTATTCAACAAAGAAACCATAGACCCACAGTTTATGAGGAAAAACAAGGTTTATTCGGGTGATGCTTGGACTCCAACATATCCTCGTGTAGAGCATAAGGTTAATGACAAGGTACAAAAGAAAATCACAAACAGAATAAACAACCTTGTACCCGAAGAAGTGTTAAGAGGGTTAGGTGGTTTACATATTGATTCATACAATTTGGAACAAGACTTAAATCGCCACAACGGAAATTTGGTAGAAGTTTTTCGTTACAACACAGCTTTAAAATATGCTTTTCTTACGGAAAGCGGTGTTCAACTTGAATTGCCTAATAAATTTAAACCGTTAGGCAGATACAGCAACCGTGATAATGATGCTATTATTCGTGTTGCTGAAAATGTGTCAGAGGAAAAATTGCGTGGTATCACCGGTGGATATACCAATGAGCAAATATATGAGGTTGAGCCTGAAATACGAAAAGCGGTCAATGGGTACTTGCAAGAAAAGTATAAAAAGCTGCCTGAAAAAGCATTAGCAAAGCTAATATCAGAAGATACAATGTCAATAGGTCAAATGTTTGATTTAGCTATAGATGCCCTAAATTATCTAACAGACGGTATAAAGCAAGAAGTTGATTATTATGCTGCAAGAGATTTGATTGATGAAACGATAGATGCTCAAAAATACGAGTCTTGGATAAAAGAATTGTTTGCAAATATCGTTGAAAAAGAAGGTATTCGAAATAGCAAAGATATGTTTACACCTTCAGGCAACCGCAGAAGCTTTGAAGCCTTGCACTATGAACATAACCTTGAAAATGTTATTAAGGCTATGAAAGAAGATGGTGAAAAAGGTTTAGGTTCTTTTGGTAGAGGTAATATTTTCGGTGCATCGACTACTGAATATGGTTCTATTGCTGAAATTAAAGAAGATGCTCAAAACCGAATGAAGCAAATTCCTGAAGAAAAATACGAAGAAATACGCAAAGGATTTTCTGAAAGATTTTTTGAACTTGCTTATAGTCTGCCTATACACAAAGACAGTTTTACGGCTACGGATAGTGCAACAAATATGCTTGTTGAAGCTGTTGCTAAATTCAAAACAAAAAGCGGTATGGCAAACTATTTGCGAAATGAGAGCAAAGGTTGGGCGAACTATTCAGATTATGTTGTAGATGACCTTATTCAGCTTGTTTCGGAAATAAGACAAATGCCTGTAGGATATTTTGAGGCTAAACCTCAAAGGGCAGTAGAATTTAATGAAGTTGCTACAGCCATTATTCCCGATAGTGCGAGTGAAGAACTCAAAACAAAACTTACTGATAATGGTGTTAAGTTTGTCGAGTATGAAAACGGAAACGAGGAATCAAGGCTTGAGGCTCTTAATTCCCTTGATGATGTCAAATTCTCTGACAGAGACTCCGAAGGCAATGAACTTTCAAAAGAGCAAATAGATTTCTTTGCTAATTCTAAAGTCAGAGATGCTGAAGGCAACCTTATCCCTGTATATCACGGCACTTATGAGAATTTCACTATATTTGATATAAATAAGACTGCAAATGCTAATATCTTTGGAAAAGGTCATTATTTTACTTCGAGTGAAGAAGATGCACATAATAATTATGCTTCTGACAAAGGTGGAGATGTCAAAACTAAAATAGATTCTTTGGCATATTACTATTTTGAAGAAATGGGATATACTGAAGAAGATTTGTATGACAATGACCATATAGAAGAATGGAACAAAGCATACGATAAAGCAGAGGAATTTTACGAATCAGGTAAGGTTATGAAGGTTTATTTAAACATAACAAACCCTGTATATGCTAATGATACAACCGAGTTGTACGATAAGGATGGCAATTTCATATCTGCAAGGTCTATTGAAGGCTTAAAGGAGCTTGGTTTTGACGGAATTATTGATTACCATGCATCTGAAAAATTTGATTTTCAACATTTAGATGAAGGTACTGCACATTTTGTTGTTTTCGATTCTAACCAAATTAAACTCACAACCAATACTAATCCTACATCTAATCCTGATATTAGGTTTAGTGACCGAGACAATGTTTCTGTTTATGATACTATGGGTGAAACCGATAGGCTCATTAAAGAGAACAAGCAGCTCAAGGAAGATGTTGAGAGGTTAAAGGAAAGACTTAAACTTGAAAGACAGATTACTCACGGAAATCATTTCAATGAAAATCAGTTAGAAGCAGTTGCAGCACATATTCGTAAAATGGCAGGCAGCAATTACTCTAAGCCTGAGTTAGTAAATCTTCTTAAAGGTGTATATTCCTATATAGCAACCTCAAAAGAGCTTAATTGGGATGATATGTTTTCACAATGCTATGATATTGCAAGTAAGGTGCTTGACGAGGCAAAACCAATTACCGAAACTAACGAATATTTCAAAATGATTTTGGCTGATATTCGCAACGCAAGGTTTTGGGTGAATGAGGGACAAAAAGGAAACGCAAGGGCATTGCTCGGCAACAGATGGCATCAAGCGTTCTTTGGCAAGACACACATAACGGATAGTGCAATTATGAGTCTTGACCAATATTGGAAAGTGTGGGCAGAAGAATATCCCGACATATTCGATGCTGAAATATCCGATGCGAGCCAGCTTGTTGAACTATATGATATTTACGATAGTGTAAAAGCAGGTTCTGAGATGGTTGTAGAATATGATATAGAAGAACAGATAAGATGGATTGCAAGTGAAATCTATAATCAGTATTGGAATGTTTCTCCTATTCGTACTACTGCTGAAAAGTATGACAAGCAGATTAAACTCCTGAATTATAAGCACAGAGAGGCTATGAATAATCTCAGGGATAGTTATAAGGAAAGGTTGTCATCACAACATCAGGCTGATAGGCAGAAGGCTATTAAACTTGTAAAAGAAATCCGTAACCGCAAGGATAAGGAAATTGCCGAAGTCAAGCAAAAGAGCAAGGAAAGAATGGATGCTTATAAAGATAATGCTGCTCGTAAAACTAAGATACAGAGCATTACTACAAAAGCACTAACTCTTAATGAGTGGCTTTTAAAGAACTCAAAAGAGAAACATATTCATGAGTCCTTAAAAGGTCCGGTAGCCAACCTTCTTCAAGCTATTGATTTTTCATCTAAACAATTACTTGGTATGCACGGTGGAGAATATAGTGGTATGCCGACACGAAAGGATATATCATTACAAAGGGCCTTGAGTCAGGTCAAGGATATGATGTTAGAGGCAAGTGTTGGAAAAGAGGAGCTTGTTGATTTATACGGTCATGACCTAGATGAAGATATTAAGTTAATGGTTGAGTCTGTAGATGATATAATGCGTACTGTTGGTGACAATGAATTTATCTTAAACAAGATGACACTCAATGATTTAAACACTCTTGATAATATGCTTAAAACCATTAAACAGGCAGTAACTCAGATGAATCAATTCCACAGTGTTCACCATGCACAAGGTATTGCAAGTCTCGGTCAAGAGGAAATCAGGTATGCTGAAAAGTTAGGCAATGAAAAGATTTATGTAGAGGGTAGTTTGAAATCAGGCACAAAGAAAATGCTTAAATGGACTAACTCTGTTCCCTACTATGCTTTCAAGAGATTTGGAGAAGCCGGTAAAAAGATATTTGAGGCTTTTCAAGATGGCTGGGATAAACTTTCTTTCAATGTTAAGGAAGTTATTGACTTCACCAAAAAAACTTATAAAACTAAGGAAGTCAGAGAATGGGAAAAGGAAATTAAATCTTTTGATGTTCTTGTTCCGGCAACCGAGTCAGAAAAATCAGACCCGAACTATAAACCAAAATCTCAAAAGGTTCAAATGACTACAGCACAAGTAATGTATCTTTATCTCTTAAACAAGAGAGCTTCTGCTAAAGCACACTTATTAGGTGGAGGTATTAAAATAGCAGATATTGAAACCAAAAAGAGCGAGGTTATTTCTCAGCCTGAAGGTGCAATACTTGAGCAAAGTGAGATTGACAAAATTATTAAATCACTTACAAAAAGACAGATTGAAGTAGCTGATGCTTTATCTAAGTTTATGAATACTGTTTGTAGTGATTGGGGTAATGAGGTGTCAATGGCTCGTTTCGGTTATAAAGCGTTTGGAGAGCCTGACTATGTACCTATGCAGGTTGACAAGGATGAAATTTCTACTGCTGACCCTGCTGAGAAAAACAATAGTCTATTCAAACTTCTTAATATGTCATTTACTAAGAGTTTGACCGAAGGTGCAAATAATCGACTTGTAATAAGCAGCATCTTTGATATATTTGCTCAACATACCTCTGATATGGCTAAGTACAATGCTTTAGCTTTACCGGTACTTGATGCTTTCAAGTGGTATAATTATAAAGAGATAGCGTATGTTGGTGAAGAAGCAAAGGTAAGAAATACTGTTAAAAAGTCCATTGGAAAGGCTTTTGGTAAAGACGGACAGAATTATATCACTACCTTGTTAGAAGATATTAACGGTCAAAATAGCTTGAGTAGAGATAAAATGTCTGTAAGGTTTTTCAAAAATTCTAAACTTGCATCAGTTGGTATGAATTTGCGTGTTGTTTTGTTACAGCCTACTTCCTATTTCAGAGCGAGTGCAAATATTGATAATAAGTATCTGATTAAAGCTCTTGCTCATAAGCCTAAAATTTCTTATGCTGAAAAGTATTGTGGTATGGCTTTGTGGAAGTCTTTAGGATATTATGATACTAATATTCAACGAGGTGTAGCAGAGCAGATTAAGCACGCAGAGACAGGCTATGACAAAATGATTGAATGGTCTATGAAGGGTGCAAGTGAAGCAGATAGGCTTACTCTTGGTTATCTTTGGAACGCAGCCGAACTTGAAATAAGAAATACGAGGAAAGACCTGAAAATCGGTAGTGAGGAGTTTTTCTTAGAAGTAGGTAAAAGACTAAGAGATATTATCTATTCTACTCAGGTTGTTGATTCTACATTAACTCGTAGTGAATTTATGAGAAGTCCTGACGGTAGAGATAAAATTCTTAGTATGTTTGCCTCAGAGCCTACACTTGCTTATAACATATTGCAAGATGCGTATATTCAGACAAATCTTGATGCAAGAGAATTAGGTAGTAAAAAGGCTGCATTTAAGAAGAATGGTAAGAAGATTGCAAGAGCAATAACAGCTTATACTGTTACTAATGCAGTAGCAGCACTTGTAGAGTCCGGATTTGATGCTTTGCGAGATGATGACGATGAGGAAATGGATATAGCTGAATTTATGAAATTGTATTTAGCCAATTTTGCAGCAGATATGAGTATAATTGGAAAAATACCTTATCTTAAAGACGGATTATCAATATTACAAGGTTATTCTCCTTCTCGTTCAGATGTTCAATGGATGCAGAGTGCTTATTATGCCCTTTCAGGTATAACTAAGCATTTGAAAGGAGAAGGAAATCCGGTTACTACTGTCAAGAATGGCATAAAAACTTTCTCTTACCTCTCAGGTCTGCCATTCTATAACGCATATCGTGATACAATGGCAACACTTGATAAGTTGGGTATTCTATCTTCAGAGGAATTAGAGGAACTGTTTGAAGAATTATTTGGTATTGAATAATTCTAAAAATGTAGTGGGAGGTTAGATAATAACCTCCCACTATCATTATAATGAGATAGAAAAGGAGGTTTACCCTATGGAAAGGATAATGTATAGAAAAACACTTGATTTACATAAAAGTGGTGTTCAGTTTACATTGCAAGGTTTTCAAACTGCCGATAATATGGCAAGAACTCTTGCTCTTAGCCTAATGGCAAGTGGAGACACAATAGATTTACCATTAGAGCAGTTGATGGCGGTAATGTATGTTACAACTCCAAATGCAACAGAACCAAGTATCAACGAATGTACGATTAAGGACAATACTATTCTCTGTGATGTTCAACCGATTGTTGAAGAAGGTATTACAGAAATGCAGCTTAAACTCATTGATACAAGATTAGAAGGTCCAACCGGAGTAATTGCGACACCTAAATTTGCAATAGAGGTATCTGAGAGTAATACTAATGAGGGAAGTGCTACACAAACAACAACTTTTACGGCCCTTGAAACAGCTCTTGCAAAAGCAAAGGGAGTATATGATGCAAGACTACTCCGTATCGAACTTGATTCAGAATGTATGTTTAGAGCCTATTATGCTGACGGCACAACATACGAAAATGATGTATTAAAGGAACTTTTCCTCAGGGGAGAAGTGTTGTTGTCTCAATCTTATGCGAGAGGTGGCACAGGAATAAGGACCGGAGAAGATACTGATAATTCTTTGTATTATTCCAATGTATCAAAAAGTGCATCCATTGAAGCTAACAAAGCAAGGGAACAAGCAAATGAATTGTTAGCAGAAACGAGAAAGCACGGAGTATATACCACTTTTACAATAGATTTTGAAAGTGGCGAGGTAAAATATCAAAGTCCATCTTATACTTTCATCATAAATAAAGATAGTGGTGAATTAGAAGCATTATTAAAGGAGGAATAAAAAATGGCTTCAGCAGGTAGAATTTTAATTATGCCAAAAGGCACATACAACGCAAACACAACCTATGAAATGCTTGATTTGGTTTATTACAATGGCACTTCATGGTTGGCAAAGAAAACAGCAACCGGTATTGAACCGAGCAATGCTAATAGTGAGTATTGGCAGCAAATGTCGGATTTTTCGTTCATAGATGAAAAGAAACAAGACAAGGAAAAGACAACTGTAACTATACCAGCCGGTGGTAGTTATAAGTATTGGTTGGGTAATGGTGAGTGTTGTTTACTTTGTGCGTATTTTAATAACAAGAATTACGCTGTAACTTATGTTTGTTGTGGGATTAACGAGTGGTCATATAATATTACAAAACTAAACCAATCTGTGTATGACACATCTCTTTACTCGGAGACTGGTCAGGTTCTTGGTGAGGATTTAAACAGTATTATATTTAATAATGACACCGAAATAGACGAAGACCTCACGATTGTAAAATTACCTTTCAGAAAATAA